ACTACTGATAAGACTACAATTTCTCCTGTTATTGATACAGATAGAATGTCTATCACTTTGGTATCTAACCGTATCAATAGTCCTTCAGATCCTAATACTGCAAAACTATCAGTTGGTGATGGACATGATGCAGTTTATATTACTAAGACTGCAACTCTAACTAATCCTTCTGGTTCTATCAAAGTTTATTTTGCGGGATATCGCCCACCTAACAGTGAGATTAAGGTGCTATATAGAGTGCGTCCTGTTGGATCTTCTGTTCCTATAGAACAACTGGGATTTGACTTCTTCCCATCAGCAGGTTCTAAGGTTCCTGCAACTACAGAAAGAGAAATATATTCATCATATGAATATGAAGTATCTGGTTTGAGTTTTGATCAATATCAAATCAAAGTAGTGTTTGTTTCTCCTAATCAGGCATTAGTGCCGATTATCAAAGATCTAAGAGCAATTGCTCTTGCTGTATAATGAAAATTCCTGTAAAAGACAATGCGAATTGGTTTAGGGACTCCTATGCGGGTTCCGTCCAGTGTGCTGATAAATCTCTGTATGAGAAATATATGGCAGCACATAAAGCAGAACAAGTCAAGAAAAAGGAATTTACTACTTTACAAAATGAAGTTTCTGAGTTAAAATCAGATATGAGTGAAATTAAATCACTCTTACTAACGTTAGTCCAAAACAAAACATCATAATGACTGTTGAAAAAGTATCACAAGAAGAGATGCATTCTCAATTCAAGGAGAGATATGCAAAGTTGATTGAAGAAAATCAACAATTGTCTGCGAAAATTAAAGAAAATGAGGTGACTGCACTTAAATTATTGGGTGCTATTGAAACACTAGAATATTTTACAAAGGAAGAGGAAGAGAACGCTTCTACTCCTCCTGATCCAGTTCCATCAGAATAATTTGAAGGGGGCACAGTCCCCCTCTTTTTTTAGCATAAATAATAAATGAAGCATAATCTAATCGAGTTGTCGTAACAAATGGCAAATAGAATTCAATTAAGAAGAGGTGGCGCACAGGAATGGGCGAACTCTAACCCGACTCTTGCACAAGGTGAATTGGGTATCGAACTTGACACGGGTCGTTTTAAGATCGGTGATGGTGTATCTGCATGGAACACCTTAAGGTACGAACGTCCTGTAGAGTCTACATCTAACACTGCAAATACTTTAGTCCAAAGGGACGCTGATGGTAACTTCTCTGCAGGTACCATTACTTCTACTGTTATTGGTAACTCATCTACTGCGTCTAGACTTGCTTCATCTAGACAAATCCAACTCTCTAATGAGGTTACTGCTTCTGGTGTATTTGATGGTTCTCAAAACTTAAATCTATCTGCTGAATTAGCACTTGTTTCTACTTTACCACATTACGATGGTACATCATCTCCCTCAGCAACTTACAATAAGGTAACTGTTGATGCTAAAGGTAGAGTAACAAACGCACAAGATTTTACTGCTTCTAACAATGGTACTCTTGCTGATTATGGTCTTGATGGAACCAATGAAGGAACATCTGCACAACCATATGATTTAGACTTAGTTGCTCTAGCAGGTTTGACCACTACTGGTATGATCTCTAGAACTGCTTCTAATACTGTAGCGACTAGAACTATTACTGGAACTGCCACAAGAATTTCTGTAAGTGAAGGTGCAGGTATATCTGGTAACCCAACTATTGATATGATTACCACTGCTGTTACAGCAGGTAACTATAATACGGAATCCCTGACATCTGTATCTGGAGCAGGTGGATCTGGCGAACCCTTTGGTACGGCTACAGTTAACGCTACTAAATTTACTGTTGATGCCTATGGTAGATTGACAAGTGCAACAAATGTGCCTATCGCTACTGCTGCAGAGGGTAGTAAGTATGCTAGCTATAACGCAGGTACTACTTACGTTAGATATGACATCATTGCTAACGCATCAAAAGTTTACCAAGCCATCACTGGCATTGCTGCAGGTGCAGGTGCACCTACTCATAGTAGCGGTGACTCTGGCGGGTGGAGATATCTCGCTGCCGAAGCAACAGAGCAGAAGGGATTGGCTAGTTTTGCACAAGAAGATTTCGACGTTGACGCGAACGGGCACGTCACGATCGCCACCGCAGGAGTAGATAATACACAACTACAAAATAATAAACTTATTTTCACAGATGGAAATGCTGTTGAAAATTTTGAATTAGATAACGAACTTACAACTTCTACCGCCAACACTGGTTTTAATAAATTAAACTTTATTAAAATCAATAATACTTCTGGCGGTTTATTATTTGGTGCTAATAATACTGGTGATAGTGGTGCAGGTGAGATCGATGTAAACGTACGTTCTTACTTTAGTGATCCTGATATCACTTTAGATGGTTCAGTTGCACAAACTCTAAACAAAACTGGTGATGGTAATCTTACTTTCACAACTACTCAAAACTCATCATCTGCAAGAAATTTAACAGTTTCAGCATCAAACTCTGGTTCTGGAACTAGCACAGTTACAATTACTGCAGAAGATGTTGTTGATATTGATGCCTCAGATTCAAACGGAAAAGTTCATGTCGAAGATTCTAGATTCCAAGATAACTACATTGCTACGTCTAATGCCACTATGCACCTTGATCCTGGTGATGATCGTGCTACTAGTGGGTTAGTTCGTGTTCATGGAGATTTACAGGTAGATGGTACGACTACGACAATTAATTCAACAGTTACAACAATTGATGATCCCATTATTACTCTTGGTGGCGATACTGCTCCAGGTAGTGATGACAATAAAGATCGTGGAGTTGAATTCAGATACTACGACAATCAAGCAAGAATTGGATTCTTTGGTTACGATGATTCTTACACCGACCTCGGAGGACACGTCGGAGGATTTACATTTTTACACAACGCCACAAATACTTCAGAGGTCTTTAGTGGAACTGCGTCAGGTATAACTGCAGGTAATTTAAAACTTACAACAAATACTAACTCAACATCTAATACTACAGGAGACTTAGTAGTTGCAGGTGGTGTTGGTATTGGAGATGATGTTAATATTGGTGGATTATTAGATGTAGATGGCACATTCCGTGCTAATAGCACATCTAGATTTGATGATAATATTGTATTCCAAGGTGCTTCTAAGACATTATCATTGAATAATGGTAGTGGCACAACTAAAATACAACTTCATACCACTACAGGTAATATTGAAGTTGGTGGTATTTTAACTAATACTGGTGCTATCGATGCAAACAGCACTTTGAATGTCGCAGGTGATGTTCGTTTTGAAAGCACTAATGATATTACTACTGCTAAGAATGGAACCACTGGTGCTTGGGAGATTCAATCAAATGATTATGGTGCATTTAGACTTGATGGTGGTTTCTATGTGGCAGGATCTGGTCTGATTGATGGCACATTGCATGTTAATGGTCCTATCGAAGTTAAGGATAGTGCAACAGAGACTGAATCTAGATTGAACTGGTTGAGAGTAAGATACAGAGGTCGTTTTGGTGACACTTATCAGGCATCTCCAACTTATGCATCTCATAACTTCTCCACGATAAAAGCACACGGTGGTGCAGGTATCATGAAATCTCTGTATGTTGGTGCTACAGGGTCAGGAGAGAGGTTCTCAGTTGGTAAGTTGAATAGTAATGATACAGAGAAGTTTAGTGTTATTGGTGCAACTGGTAATACAACTATTGAAGGTACACTGACTGTTAATGATAATGTAAACTTTAACGGAACTTTTGATCAAGACGGTGACTTTGCAGTTAGATCAGGAACTACTGATAAATTCTTTGTTACTGCCTCCTCAGGTAATACTAATATTGAAGGTACGCTGACTGCTGATGGTCACACCGAATTAAATAGCACTCTTAATGTTGATAGTAATACAACACTTGGTGCACAGTTAACAGTAACTGGTAATTCAGAATTTAACGGAACTGTAGATGTTGATGCAGCATTTGCAGTTAGAAATGGAACAACAGATAAGTTTACAGTTGCTAA